TGGATATTTCCTGATTTAAATACTGATACGTTCGTATCTGTCCTAACATATACTGGTATTTTTCCATGTTGTCAATACCACCAGATGCCATTGCAGATACTATATCATCGTGTCTCATTTTAATTATTCTTTTTATTTTATCTATAAAAGTTAGTTCATCCATTATTTCTTTTTCCTTTTCTTTATTATTTTACTACCGTATTTTTTACTCCATTTTTTTGCAATGGTAGGTTTTTTTGCAAATAAATATTTTCTTTGTTTTTCAGATCTAAAGGGCATCTCTAGGCTCTCTAAAATCTTTTATTGCTTGTAGCTTTTCTTGAGCATCTGCAATTTTTTGAAACAACTTATCTATTTCGTCTATATGTTGTGGATGTTCTCCAATACCTACAGAATTTTCTAAGTATATTTTTATAGTAGCATCAGCTTCTGAAATTTGTGCTGTATACCTATCTTCTAAAGCATCTAGTATTGCATTTTTCATTTAACATTTCCATCTTCTACGCGCCTGTCTTAGTCTTGAATTAGGATCTTTTGCAGCCTTTGGGAATTGTTTCATTTGGCCTGCGCTTCTTGCACAGTACGACTTACGTCGATTTGCAGCTTTTGATCCTGGTTTTACTTTTCCAGTCACGGCTGTTTTTAATTTTGAACCGGGATTTTTTCTTCTATAAGCAGCAACACCGGCTCGTGTCATGCCTGCCCCAGACTTCGTAGGTCTGAAGTTCTTCTTGTTTCTAGCTGGCATATTGTCAGCTTTACGCATTATGCCTTCTTAGCAGTTTTAGCTGATCTTTTTAATGCTTTAGCTGATACTGTTCCAGTACCTTTTCTGCTAGTTCCTGCTTTCTTTCTTTTGTTCATGTAGTAGTAAAGTCCTTTTTTAACTCTTCTACCATCTTTAGTTGTATGATAAGCGCTACCACCTTTTTTAGCTTCAAAACGTGCTCCCATTCCTTTAGCCATTCCTTTAGCTCTTGCCATTTCATAACTAGATTTTTTTCCGTCTCCATCTAAATCTCTAGCTTTAATTACTTTTTTATTTCCCATTCCAAATCGTTTAGTCATATTTTTCTCCTTTATTTATAGTGTGCACCACAATCCTTGCAAAGTTTAACGTGGACTACAGTGAATCTTGTGCAGTTACAAAATAACTGTTTTATTTTTTTAATAATCTTCTTAATCATTATCTATTGATTTTGCCTTTTTTCTTCATTGCAGAACCAAACTTACCATAAGACTCATCTCTAGAAGCTTTTAATTGCTTCTTAGTTCTTTTCTTTTTGATTCTCATAGCAATAGATTCATCTTTTCTATCTTTGTAGCCTTGTTTCTTTTTCTTAACACGGCCACCTTTTTTGTACATAGCACCACCTTCCATGCCCATGTCTGATGGATAATAACCAGATCTCATATCTCGTCTCATCATTCCACCACCCATAGCTTTTACTCTACCTCTAGGTTCTGCTACTTGTTTATTAAATCTTGGATTTGCCATTATTTTTTTCCTCCTTTTTTCAGCGCTCTGCCGAAACCTTTTTTAGCAATTCCGCAACCTACACGACCACCTTTTTTATAATAGTCTTGTATTCCTGGCATAAATTCTTTTCTATTCATTCCCATGTTTGCAGAAAGATTGCCCGGCATTGATTGATCAGAATATGCTGCATTAGATGTCATTGCTTTTAATGCTTTAGCTCTAGGATTGTTGTATCTCGCTCCTCCGGCTGCTGGTGAAAATAAAAATTTACCAGTAGTTAATCCAGTTCCTTTGTTCCCCATAAGAGCTTTTGCACCAAGAGCAGCTGCTCCTGCTAACGCAGCTCCTTTAAGAAATTTCTTAATTCGACTTTTCTTTTTTTTCTTAGCCATATTTAACTCCTATTTTTTTCCATTTCTGAAAATTTGTGTTCCCTTTATACCATATATGCTCGCGACTACAAGTATCCATAAATTAGTGAACCATGACGGGAGCGCCGCGAAATGCTCGAAGAACACGTTTACCTTGTCCATAGCACTCGGATCGTCTGACCAAACTGCATATGCGAGCACCGCGATGGGCAACGTCAGTACCACCAAAACGGCTTCGTCCTTATAATCTGCTTGTCGGGCTTCTAAAAGTTTTCCCTGGTAAGCTTCCTCACCTTGGGCCATCTTAGTAGCATGCATTAATTGTGCATCTGACATAGCCATTTTCGTTCTCTGCTTGTTAGCGTATATTTTACTTCCAGCAGAAACGGCTAATTTAATTGCCGATAACCACATAAATTAATACCACTTAACAGAAGACTTTTTAGAAGCTAACATTCTTTTTTGGCCACCAACTTTGTTTACTGTTGGCTCACCTACAGGAATTTTAACTTCAACTTCTTGTGCATAACCATCCGCATTAACTGAAAGAGTGTTTTTAGCATCTGCTTTTGGTGTATCAGACACAACTTCTCCAACATAATTTGGATTGTTTTTTGTAAAGAATGTTTTTTGTTTTTTCATAGTTTTCTCCTATTAGTTTCTTATACTATCTTTTAGGACCTTTCAAGATCCTTACATCTGTTTGTTTCATCATGTCATTGACCATTTTTGCGTCAATTCCCATCTGTGTTTTTTCTAGCGATGTATCAGCTCTTAACTCAGCTAATTCTTCGTTTTGTTGCAGCTTTTCGTCAAACTGTTGCTGACCCATTAATTGTTTAGATTTATCTAAATTAATCTTTTCTTGGTCTTGCTCACGTTTGGCAGTGTCATCCATAGCTCTCAAATCAAGTTCTCTTGCTTTTAATTTAGCAATTGGGTCGCCATTATACTCACCCATAATTTTATTTTCTTCATTTTTAAATTCTTCAGTCATTTCCGCAATTAATTTAGCTTTTCTAGACTCTAAATTAATAGACATACTCATAATTTGTTGTTGATACTGCGGATCTTGTTGTAACATTGGGTTTTGTTGCGCCATTTGTTGCATTTGCATTAATTTTGCAATTTCTTCTCTAAATTCTACCTCTAATTGCTCTTGTGCCATCAAAGAAATGTGTTCAAAGATGTTTTTTTCTAATGCAGCCATTACAACCGGGCTATTTCTAGCAATATTAGTTGCCATAAAGTTTAAATGGGTCGTAATATGCGCTTGATGGTCCTGTCCTTTAAAAGCTTGGAACGGTTTGTTGCTCATTGCAAGAATATTTTCAGTTGCAGGGTCCATTGGAGTCGGTTGTTGTGGTGGTGGTAAAATTTTATCAATATTTTTTACACCAATTGCTGAATACATTGAGTGAAATGCTTCATATAAGTTGTGCATTTGCGGATTTGACATCGCAAGTTGTAATTCTGTTTGTGCTAAACTAATTCTTTGTGATTGAGAAAAAATATTTGGATCTGCAACAGGTATGATATCTACTTTTTCATCAAAATCTGCAACTTTTATATTTCTTTGACCGCCTACTACATCATATGGATATTCTTGTGGCAGGTAAGTTTTAAAAACACCAGCTAATAAATTAAATTCGCTTTTCATCGCCACATACAATCTTTTATGTATGGCTGACATGACTCTGGAACCACGTTCTAAGAGAGCTATGGTCGTTCCAACAGCTGCTTGTTGGTTGCCGTCTCCGACCTGCATGTCAGCGATGGCGGCAAACCGTTGCCCCGCCTGTACCACTATACCCATCAACTGTAATAAAGTTGGTGAAGGTTCTTTAAATGGTAGTGGCATAAATGCATCTTTTATACTTCCTCCAGGTGCATCTACATCTCTGAATTCTCCAGGTTGAATTGCTTGCGCTTCGTCTCTTACTCTTATTCCTCTTTGTTTAAATCCTGCTGGTAGATTACTTAATGTACCTGCATCTAACAATTGTCTTAGTGCAGTAGTTGCCGTTCTAGACAAACCACCGATCATATGAATTAAACCAAAACCATAAAAGCCCATTCCAGGTAAAAATTTAAAATGTACAAAGTAATCTATTTTAAGTTTTTGTGGATCTTCTGCTTGATAGTTTCTTCTAATTGATAATATTTCTCTGCTACCCATTTCAAGAGTCACAATGTACGGAAGTTTAATTCCTGTCATTTCTCCTGATGAGTCTTTGTCTTCAAAACCCTCTAAATCTAAGTCGGTATGAATTTCTAAAATAGTAAAGATGTCTTCGTCTTTAGTTTTCTTAACACCTTCTAATTCTCTTTCTTTTTTTTCTACTTCTGTTTCTTGATTGTAACCTGGTGTTAATTCTACATCTTGATAGAAACCTGAAACTTGTTTTTTTCTTAATTCGTTTTCAGACATTTTAATTACATGAATAACAGACTCTGCATCTTCTAAAGATGTTGCAGTGTAGGGTACTACTAAATCATCAGCCGGTACAAATTTTGAGACGGCTCTGCCAAGCAGTTCATCGTAATAAACTTTCTTGAACGCAGAGCCGGCAAGAGGGAGATAAAAAAGCATTTGATCGAACTCGGGTTCATACTCCTTCATCACATCCATGAGCTGATAGTTCATGAATTCTTTAACTCTG